GCCCTCAGTCTGTTTCTAAATAATTTAATGGGGAGTTGTTACTCCCTTCACTACATATCAAATTAATCACTACACGGAAATTAAAGTCATGTCTAATTTACAATCTCGCAATAATGCTACTGTCGATACTCTCGCTTCTATTCAAGGTTCGATCCAAGATTTACAAGTTCAATTAGAGTTACTCAATAAGAAGTTTACGGATGCGACTAAACTTGCTAATGCCCAAGCCAATTTGACTAAGCAATGGAAGGAAGCGATCGCACCTCTTAAAGATTTACTAAAGTCTGCTTGTGGTGTTTATGGTGATCCTGATGTACTTAATGAGATGGTTGCTGATATTCAAGAGTTGGCTGATGCGGTTGCTGATAATTTTAATCACCATAAAGACGCTGATAACGATTTCCTAGATGGTGTGAAGGATACGCAACCTTCTGTTGAGCCTGTTGTTACTTTGTTGCCTGAGTTAGAAGTAGCCATGCCTGATGTGACTGATAATGTTACTCGTTTGAGTGATATTCATGCCCTTGAGTTAATTCAACATCTCGATAAAAATGCCCTCAAAAAGTTAGCGGTTTTAAATGATTTTGGGAACATTTCTACTGCGAAGACGATTGCGAAAAAGATTGCCACAATGGGGATGACTCGTTATCAACTTGAACAGGATTTGGCTCGATTGAATCCTCAACAATCTCTACCTATGGCTAGTTAATTAATATAGTTTCACACTTTACAACCGCTCTTAATGGGCGGTTTTTCGGTTGTCGTTTTATGTGTCTATGATATAATGATGGTATGGGAAAAGGGGATTACTCCCCAAAACCCAAAGTTTAAACAAATCATCCTGTTGAGAGGATAACCTAATTATGAATATAACAGTTTTCGAGTCTCTTAAAAAAGAGTTCTCTGTTGACGGCAATGGACACGGATTTTGTTCAAGACGTGCGATCGCAAGAATGACAGGTAAAAGATTGTTTACAATTCAAAAATTGTTACAACAATTAGCTGACCAACAAAACGTCCCAAAAACGCTTGAATCCTTTACTGGTTATAGCTTCAACCCTGACCAATTTATTCCAGATACTTTAGCTAGTTTGATTATTCAGCATTACGCTTTCAAAGGCAGTGAAACGGTGTAGCAATATCTATGAAGCAAAACGGGTTATTCACCAGTCGGTAACGAAAGAATATCAATTATCTTTATTTGGTAAATAATTCTTTTCACTTAACGAATAATTAGTGGTTATAACATCTTCTAAAACTAGGGGATGTTATAATTGTTTTAGTGTTAGTAAATGGGATAATTTTATGTCTGTTTTAAGTCAGGTAAAAGAGCCAATTCATATTTCTAAATTAAATGTTGCTCAGTCAAAAGAGTTGCAAATTTTACTTAATAATTATGGGTATAATTTGGCGGTTGATGGTATTGCAGGACCTAAAACAAGGGATGCTTTAAATAAGTTTAAAGATAGTGTGTGGCTTGGTGAGCATGACTGGTTAGGGGTAAGTACGATCGAAGCTCTTAAGGAGGAAAGGAGTCAAATTAAACAGGGTAATAATTATGATTTTTCGAGTAAGGAAGGCACGGTTAAGGCAATTATTAGTGAGTGCAAAAAGCAAGGATTACCTCTTAAGAATCAGATTGCTTATGTACTTGCTACGACTCAATGGGAAACGGCAAATACTTTTAAGCCTGTGAATGAAGCCTTTTGGATGAGTGAGGAATGGAGACGTAAAAATTTACGGTATTGGCCCTATATAGGTAAGGGATTTGTGCAATTAACATGGAAAGCTAATTATCGGAAATATTCGCAGATTTTGGGGGTGGATTTAGTTAATAATCCTGATAAGGTTTTAGAACCAAATGTGTCGTTATTTATTTTGGTTCATGGGTGTAAAAATGGCACGTTTACTGGTATGAAAATCGAGGATTATATTGATAATGGGAAGACTGATTTTTATAATGCTAGAAGGGTGATTAATGGTATTGATAAGGCTCAAGAAATTGCGGTTATTGCTCGTCAATGGGCGAGAAAAATTACCTAAGTTTTTCTATCTCTTTTTCTAAAAAATCTATTTTACTGAAGATAGATTTTTGGATTGCTTTATGCAGGTTATTTTCGTTTTTTAATTCTTCTTTTAGGAGTGTGATCAACTGTGTATTTTTGGCGATTCTTTCGTCAAGTTTCATGTAAATATTATTTGATAGTATTTGCATATCTGATTTGATTTCTGACTTTAGGGCGGTGTTAGAAGAAGTAATTTCTTTACGGATTTTTTCTAAGGATTTTTCAAATTTATCCAATATCCAGCCTGTGAGAGTTCCGATACTGGTAACACCTGCTATAGCCCCGCCGATGGTTGCTATTATAAGTTCTGCCTTCATTAGTTGTTAATGGTCTCCGAACCTTCAATGATGGTTGCGCCACAACTAATCTGATCTCCTTGTCTAGCTACGGGAATGCCGTTGCAGAAAAGGTTGTTAGAGGCTGTGATAATAGTCTGGGTGCCGTGTACTGCACAGATAACGGTATCTCCTAATCGGGCTATTTTGCGGTTGTCTCCGAAACAATCTGGGGAGGCTGATGTGATTTGTCCTCCGTGACTAATAGCGTCACCAATACGGGCAACTTTTAACATAATTAAACTTGATATAATTTATATTAATATTTTACTCAGATTTATGGTTGTTTTTGTTGATAAAATTCAGTCGGTTAATTGGTCTCCTAAGTTGGGTTTTTTTGGGGAGATTGTTGAAAATATTGATGATATTGAGCAGTGTATAAAAATAATTTTGACTACCCCTCAAGGGAGTGATCCCCACCGCCCTACTTTTGCTAGTAATCTTTTCCGTTATGTTGATTATCCTCAAACTACTGTTAAGCAATTTCTGATTAAGGAGGTTTATGAGGCTTTGTTGACGTGGGAGCCTCGTATTGAGATTGAGGGGGTGAATATTTTGTTTAATAAGTCTGAGTTGGGAACGGTGGAGATTGAGGTTAGGTGGCGGGTAAAACAATCTATTCTTGAGCAAATTACGGTGGTGATTTTATGACAATTTTTGAGAAGCCTGTTTTTGCTGTGCCTGATGGGTTGTTAGCTGAACAGGAGTTGAAGGCTAAATATACTGAGTTGACGGGTAAGGAGTTGTTTCCTGCTCAACCTGAGTCGTTATTGACTAATTGGGCGGCGTATTTGAAGACGGTAACGGATACGGTGATTCAGTTCACTGGGGAGCAATGCTTGGTGAATTTTGCTAATGGGGTAAATCTCGATCGATTGGGGGATTTTTGGGATGCGCCACGGTTAGCTCCTCAAAAGGCGATTACGACTTTGCGATTTACTTTAACTGAGGTGAAAGGTGCTGATTATATTGTGCCGATGGGTACGGGGGTGAGAACGGTTGATCGGCTTTTTGTTTTTGAGACTACGGCTAATTTAATTATTCCTGAAGGGGAGTTGTCTGGGACGGTGACGGCGGAGTGTACGGTAACTGGTGAGGAGGCTAATAATTATGGGGTGGGTCAGATTAGTAGTTTATTTAATCTTCTTTCTGATATTGCTTCGGTGAGTAATACGACTGTTAGTAATTCTGGTAGTGGTATTGAGCCTGACGATCGTTATCGGGAACGGTTAAAGATTGCACCGAATAAAATTAGTACGGCTGGGAGTAAGGATAGTTATAAGTTTTTGGTTTTGTCGGTTGATCCTAGTATTTCTTCTGTGGCGGTGACTTCTCCTTCTGAGATGGAAAGAAGCCAAAGACGAGAGGATATTGCTTTGGAATTGAGCGATTTAGTCATAGAGAGAATTGAGGAAAATGGAGATATAGGGTTGGTTACTAGGGAAGATTTGGCGATGATATTTTCTCCGTATATTAGGATTCCTCGCTATTCTGTGGATATTTATGTGTTGACAAAAAATGGTGTACCATCGGCTGATTTATTGGACAAAATTGAGGGGTTTTTGAGTGGTGATAATGTTCGCCCTTTGACGGATACGGTACGGGTACTTCCTGCGGTGGCGGTATCGCAAAATATTCGAGTGGAAGTTATTGCGGATATTAATGCTGATCTGACTGATTTATCGAATCGGTTAGATTTGGCTGTGGCTAAATATCGTAATTTTTTGTCTTTTAATTTGGGTAGGGATATTGTTGTTAGTCAACTTATTTCTAATTTACAGATTGAAGGTGTTTATAATGTTTCTGTTTTAGAGCCTGTGGCAAATGTCATTATCGGTTTTAATGAGTATGTGAGTATTGGTAGTTTTGATGTTGAGATTACTGGAGTGAGTGAGCTATGATTTGCCCTGTTGATCCGAGTCCGTTGCAACCGCCGTTAAGAACTGAGGAGTTTGAGACGCTTTTTCATTTATTGAAAGAGGCGACTGTCTGTCAAGAGATGTTGCGCTTACTTGTTTATCAAGTTAATACGGTGGATGATTCTGTTTTGGTTCATTTGGCGGAACAGTTTGATGTGCTTGGTTTTAAGGGTTGGTTGTTGGCTAATACTGAGGGGAAGAAAAGGGATTTAATTAAACGGGCTGTTTCTTTACATCGAAAGTCGGCGACTCCTTC